ATCGACCAGCATCCACCTTGTCCAGACCGGCGTTTCGCGTCTTGCCCTACTCTTCCCGGACAAGGACTTCAGTCCAGCCCTGATCGATGAGTTCAACCGCTCAAGCGTACTGGAATACGAGCAAATCCGGGACTTTATCATCCTGCACTATAAGGCCACGACCCGCGACGATACGCCTTTCTGGCGCCGGTGCCGCGACATGGATGTCCCCGACAGCTTGAAGCACAAGCTCGACCTGTTCCGCGACAGCGGCCGCATCTTCCGCTTCAAGGATGAACTCTTCACCGAAAACAGCTGGCTGGCGGTCATGCTGGGGCAGGGGATCGTGCCTGAAACCTATGATCCCGTCGCGGACAGCATTCCGCTTGAAGACATGGACCGCGCCCTCGGTAGTCTGCGCGCGGCAATCCTGAAGGCGGCGCAGTCGCTGCCCGAACATGGTGCGTTCATCCGCTCGCATTGCGGCGCCGAAGGCCTGGTACGGGCGTAGGGCTGGCGCGAGTTACAGATCGAATAACCATCCGGACTGAGAAAGCGGCGCAAGGCGGAAAATATTTCCGGCGAGGTTCACTGCGGGTGACGTTGCGCGTCCTCCTTCTTGAGACGAACAAAATCGAGAAACGCCGCCAGCCCGAAAACGCCGCATTCTGCCGGTGTCTTAATATCAGTAACAGAAAATAATACTGCGAGCACATGGTGCGACGCATCTTTTATTGCGCGTATTATTTAAGTATTTATGTGTATTAAAATTGCAACACGCAATATTATGCTTATATTCACGCAATAATTGTTCTGTATTTATCATATTTTTTAGTTTATTTCATTTGGAAATGATGGGGTTAGATTGAGATGGGGCATTGGCAAGGACTGAGGCCAATCTCGCTGTCGCTCTAAGTCAGCAATCGAAATAATGCCCTCCCGCGCATTCCGCCGGGCGGCTACCAAATGGCGATTTCCTGCCGCACGGCAGGTCCTCACGGGCCCCGTGCAACGGCCAGCATTCGCCTCAATTACTGACGGCTCCCGTCAGTTACTGCCAGGCATGGTGGAGTCTCCATGCCTGGGCTGTTTCTTCCAAACTGGTCCCTCCGTATTTCCCGGGAGGGACCTTTTTTGGGGAGGCTTTCAGATGATCGAGCAGACCGTCGCCGGCCCGCAGCCGGCCTGGCTCGTCCGACCAACCTGGTTCGCACCCACGCTCTTCCGCTGGACTGGGACGCTCAGGAACAACTGCCGGGCTTCGTCTATTCCTCTAAAACTCAAGTCGTGCCAGGTGTTGCGCCTTGATATGGGCTCAGCAGCAGAATCTTTAGTTGGCCTTTGGGGACGGGCGGAGAATAGTCCGTACGTTCCGCGCGTCAGCGCGGAGGCGTAAACTCAATGCAGTTTCAGGGGGCTCTCATGGCGACGTCTACGTCGACGAATATTTCTGGATCCACGGCTTCGAAGACATCGACACCGTGGCATCCGGCATGGCGTCGCAGAAGTTTTACCGCATAACCTATTTCTCGACGCCGTCGACGATCGCCCATGCCGCCTACCAGCTATGGAGCGGCGCGCGCTATAACGAAGGCCGGACTAAGGCCGAGCGCGTCAAGATCGACATCAGCCACGATGCCCTGAAAGACGGCGCCCTGTGCGCCGACGGCGTCTGGCGCCACGTCGTCAACATCTTCGACGCCCTGGCCGGCGGATGCGACCTCTTCGATCTGGAGAAGCTGCGCCAGCGCTACAGCGTCGAGGCGTTCGACAACCTTTTCGGCTGTGAATTCCTGGACGATAGCAAGTCGAGCTTCCCGTTATCGCTTGTCAGGCCCGCCATGGTCGACAGCTGGGAGGTCTGGCGCGACTTCGACGCGTTCGCGCTCCGGCCATACGCCGGCGAGGTCTGGATCGGCTATGACCCGAACAAGGGGAATGACGGCGACCCGGCCGGCCTGATCGTCTGCGCCGTCCCGAAAGGCAAGGCCGGGAAGTTCCGACCGCTCGAGCGCCACAAGCTTAATGGCATGGACTTCGAAGAGCAGGCGGCATTCATTAAGAAACTGAAGGCCAAGTACAACGTCACGGAGATCGCGATCGATACGCAGGGCGTTGGCGAGGCCGTCTTCCAACTGGTGAAGAAGTTCCATCCAACCGTGCGCGCCATCGCCTATTCGCCGGCCGTGAAGGGGCTCATGGTGCAAAAGGCGCAGAACGTGTTCCGTAACAAGCGGATCGAATTCGATGCCGGCTGGGTCGATCTGGTGGCAGCGCTGATGTCGATCCATCCCGAAGTTACGGCCGGGGGCAAGTTCGTCACCTATGTGTCGCGCCGATCGGCCGGCCACGGCCACGGCGATATCGCCTGGGCGCTTCTCAACCTTCTTTTCTGTGAACCGCTCGACGTCAGCGATGGCGGCGTCAGACGCGCAACCGTGGAGTTTTCCGAATGACCAGGTCGAAGACGGCAAAGGCCGCCGCTGCGCCGGCGAAGGCGACGTCGAAGCCCCAGGCCGAGGTGTTCACCTTCGGCGACGCCGAGTCGGTGCTCGATCGCCGCGACATGCTCAATTACGTCGAGTGTTGGCAAAACGGCAGATGGTACGAGCCGCCGATCAATCCGCGCGCGCTTGGGCGCGTGTTCAACGTGACATCTCATCACCGCTCGGCGCTCGCGCTCAAGATCAACCTCCTGGTGGAGAGTTTCGTCGAGACGCCATTGCTCAGCGCGGAGGACTTCGAACAGGTGGCGCTCGACTACCTTGTTACCGGCAACGGCTACCTCGAGCGCATCGACAGCATGCTCGGGCGGCCGATGGCGTTGAAGCGATCGCCAGCGATCAATACGCGCGTCGGCGTCGCCGCCGGAGCCTTCTTCTATGTCGGCAACAAGTGGGAGATCCACGAATTTGCAGCCGGCAGCGTCTTCCACATGAAGTCGCACGACGTCTGCCAGGAGATCTATGGCCTGCCGGAATACCTGGCTGCGCTTCAGAGTGCCTTGCTAAACGAGTCGGCGACCCTGTTCCGCCGCCGTTATTACCTCAACGGCAGCCACGCCGGTTATGTCTTCTACCTGTCGGAGGCCAGCATGCAGGATGAGGACGTCGATGCCATCCGCGAGCAGGTCAAAAAGGCCAAGGGTGTCGGGAACTTCAAGAACCTGTTCCTGCATGTGCCCAACGGCAAAAAGGACGGCGTCCAGATTATCCCGATCTCAGAAGTGGCGGCCAAGGACGAGTTTCTCGGCATCAAGAATACGACTCGCGACGACGTACTCGCCGCGCACCGCGTGCCGCCCCAGCTGCTCGGCATCGTGCCGGCGAACGCCGGCGGCTTCGGTGACGTGTCGAAAGCGGCCGAGGTATTCCGTCAGCTGGAGATAAAGCCTCTGCAGCGGCGCTTTCTGGCGTTGAACCGCTGGCTGGGGTTCGAGGCGATCGCCTTCGCGCCTGATCCTGCGCCGGCGCAACAGGCAGCGGCATCCAGTGGGTGACGTCCTGAGCGCAGCCGAAGGCCGTCCATACTGTCGATCCATCCAGCGTTAAGCTCGGTACAAGTTCGACAATTCGGACTTCAGCCCCGCCAGGAAATACACACCAGCCCAACACCTGAGTCCACAGATCCTTTGGCGCGGTTTCGATCGGTCTCCAGTCTTCCATCTTGTCCTTCTATAAGCTCTGGAGGGGTACCAGAGGTTCGCCGCCGCCATCCCCCAAATGGCTGACGAAATGGACATTTTCAACGGCTACGGCGGTTTGGTCGGCCGCCTCCGTATGCTCAGGGGCTGGGGAGCGAGCTTCGTGGAGGCGGCCTGGACGACCAGGGGTAAAAGGCCGTCTCATGCTGCATTGCACAAATAACGATGTTCGTCAAGGTGAAAGCTAGCGGAGCACTTGGTCAGCCGCTTCTCGGCATTAGCTATCGCTCGGAGGAAAGTAAGCCGAGAAGCGACCTGAATGGAAACGGGCTAAGCAACCATCGTTTGCATTGCGTTGCACAAATAACGATGTTCGTCAATTCAGGTCCCGTTTTTTTAAACAAAGAATAGATCGCTCGAGTTGACCACCGCCCCATTGTCGATAAGGGCAAGTTCGACCGCGGCGGCACCACCGGCACCGTCAGCATCGAAATAGAGGTGATGCCCGACGCTGTCCCAAATGAACTGGGCGGAGGCGCCGACGGCTGTTGTACCGACGGTGAACTCAGACGCTGTCAGCGTATGGCCCGCCGCGAAGCCGTAATCGGCTCCACTGAACACAAGACGGTCTACTCCGTGGACAAAGTCGACGATGTGATCATGGCCATTGGTTGCAACGGAGAAGAAGACGAAGTCGTCCGCTCCAGCCCCGCCGCCCAGGACATCTTGGCCCGAGCCGCCCACCAAGGTGTCGTTGCCGTTGCCGCCGGACAGCTTGTCATGGTCGTTGCCGCCCGTTAGGAGGTCATTGCCGTCCCAGCCGTAAAGGCTGTCATTGCCAAGACCGCCGGATATGACGTTGTTGCCGACATTGCCGTTGATGGTGTTGC